GGATTTTTTTTGGCCGACCAAAACTTTAAATTTTTTGTATGATTTGTTTAACATCATCTTGTAACTTTTTACCTACTGAATTAGCATGATTAATTATAGCCGCACATAGATTTGCTTGGTATGGAAAACCTTTTAATGCATCTCGTATTTTACCTACAGGTTTACCACCATAATCAATAACAATAGCGTTATTTTTATTTAAGCCTATCTTTAATTCAAATAATATACCAGTGTACTTATCTAAATTATTTTTTTCCATTATCTTTCTCCCCAGCTTTAGGCTCAAAAGGTGTTAATGCTGCTAAACTATTCATGATAGTTATAACTTCTCCATATGGTCTACTCATTAAATATCTCATGATATCTTTTAGTTTTTCAGAATCAATAAGATATTGTTTTGGTTGTATTTGTTTGTCCATCTATCCTCCTATTAAAATGGTATATCGTCATCACTTGGATAGTATTTATCAAGCACTCTTAGTTTATCTTGTGCACATCCTATGATTTCTAATTGTTTATCTATTTCGTGTACAAACTGTGGGTGCTCACCTATACCAGCAGCTCTATTCATGTACACTTCTATTGTAGCTTTTGCTACACTTACATCTGCTTCATACTTTTTTCTTAAAGCATCTACAAACATGTCTCTCATTACTCTGCTCCTTTAAATTGGTAGTATTTAGTTTCTACTAATTCCTCGCTATCAAAATAAGGATTAGTTTTTGCTGCCTGCGATTCTCTGGCATCTCGTATAGTTTGATTTAGCGTTCTACCTTCACGCAAACAACCTGCTACAAAATCTTCTAATTCCATTAGTGCCTGTTTAACTTGTCCCATTATCTTCTTCTGCCTCTTCTAATTGTCTATTTAATTTATTTATTTTATTTGATATTTCTATAGCCATTTCATATAACATATTTATCTTACCAAGTAAAGCCATTCTTTCTCCGTGTGTCATTTAACCTCCTTAACTAATCTATTTAAATACCACTGTGCTTTTTGTAAATCTTCTAATGGCTCACCTTTAAACTTATACCTCGAAACATATTTAAGTATGTTGCCTTTTAGATACCCATGAAACTCATCATTAGTCATACAATCACATATAACATCTATAGTTTCTTTTTTACCATGTAAATAATGTGCAGGTCTATCTACATTATTATAATAAACAGTTTTTTCTTGCATCACTTCATTTTCATATGTTTTATCTTCTGAGTCCATATTCTCTCCTTACAGTTTTAATATTAAGTAATTCCATATTATAATTACCATCTTTAACTTCACGTTTAATTATTAAACCACTCCACCATAAATGCTGAGTATCTCTAGCAAAATGCTCTGAGTGATTTAAATAACATCCAGCAGATAATGCATGTAACTTTTTACCGTTTGGTAAAGTAGATATAGCATAATCTAATAAATGACTATGTCCTACTGTAGCAGAAACTTTGTGTTTTGTCAAGATAGTTCTTGCAATATTTTCACCAGATATTGCACTACCCATAATACCAGAAGGTAAGTGGTGGCAGTAATGCACACCATCTATTACCTTAATTTTTTTATATGGTATTTCTTGCCAACCATATTGTTTAAATTTAAGATCACTAATTTTAAGTGTTCCATCTAGCTCTGGATTATCATCTACAAATCTATCAATCCTATCTTCATGATTACCATGAAGCATAATCTTTCTAGCCTTATGTTTACCTAAACCTTTATTAAATAAAGCTAGTGCATTATGAGAATGCTCCATATCTTTTTGATATCTCCTACCTTCAAATGATTTTTTTGCTCGATCATATGATGATAGAGAATCCATACTACAAAAGTCACCCATACATATTATATGTGAAACTTTATAATCTGCTGCTAATCTACCTGCCCACAGAAATCTTTCATTGCTTGCTTTAGGTGTACAATGAGGGTCACCTATAACTAAGTGCGTTGCCATTAGTTTAACTCCTTATCTCGTTTCATTTTTAAGTACTCAAGAAAATCAATAACATTAGACTCATCATCAAATTCTGCCACAGAACTTATTGTTAAATCTTTGCCACTTTTCTTTTTATCTTCAGCATAACCACGGAGTCCCCATAGAAACGTTGAATGGGGGTCAGAAGTTGCCATCTTTATCATGCCTCTAGCTATAGTAGAACATAATTCATATTCTTCTGTAGTCATTTTAGATTTACTATCCATAATTATACCACAGTGAAAACCTTTTTGCCAAGGACTTACTATTACCTTAACAGAATTTACATAACTCATTTTAGTTTTTTTCATTAGTGCCAATACCTATCATAATTTTCTTTATTATATTCTATTACTTTATATTCGTAATTTCTTTTTTTACTTTTTTTAGCAAACTCTTGTGCCTCTTCTTCTTTACTGAATATTATGTTTGTAAACATTCTATAGTCCTTATCCTTTTTTTGTTTATATATTACAAAGTATAACATAGTTAGAGTCGGTGAAGAATAGACCCCTCAAACTACTCTCCACCAGCCTCCATAGTCTCATCCTTTTTAGGATTTTTGACTTCAGTGTACCAAACCCATTTAGGGTTCTTACCTTTAGATTGCTGTTGTGGTAACAACTGCAACTTATCTCTTCCCCAACAAGGAAGTTTGTATGGGCAATATGAACATACAAAGCCCAAAACTCTATTACCAGTAGGTTTACTTCTAAATGTTTCTGCCATATCATCATAGCATCTTTTAAACTCTACTTTATTATCAATAGCTTTAATATTATTTTCAGCAGTTTTAATTGCATTACGTTTATGTTCTTCTACAGATGCAGGAGTTTCGCACACAGTCCATTCACCAGTAGATTTATTAATAGCTATCCAGCCACCAAACTTTTTATTCTGACTTTCTCCATATAAAAAACCTTGTGACGCATAGCCAAAGGAATCATCACGAATAACTTCGTTAAATCCACCTGCCTCTCCAAACTTTTTCTCAAAAGAATATGGTGATGCACTTTTAATATCCCAAATTTTTTCATCAATCTCAACATCTTGTCTACCTTCAATTTTGTATTTATCAAATTTATACTCAACTTTTTTTTGTTCATTCTTAATATTTACTCCTGCTGATTTCATTATAAATAATGCTAATGCCTCTATCAAATCACCAAATGTATTTCTCATTCTTACATTATATGGTTGGCCTTCACCTTTTATACCTTTAGCTTCCATTTGCAATTGGCATAATGGCCTGCCAACATTAGACATTCTTAGCTCAAACTTATCTCTTCTTTCTTCTTCAAACTGTTTTAGTAAGGCGTTTTTACACGCCTCACCAAACTCCTGCACTAACCGTTTGTCTAGTTTCACAGGACCTTTAGACACCGAGTCTAGATACTGCTGTACTTTTAATAATATACTATTCATTATTTAGACAGCACTTGTTCTGGGAGTTCTTCATCCACATCTTCAACGATCTGGGCATCTACCTTATCAGAACCATTTGCTCGTTTTGTCTTCGCACTGTTATACGATTCTACAACCTCTGTATTTTCAGTGTCAATAGATTCTTGAAACACTTTTAATGTTTCCATATCAGTATCAGATAATTGTAAATTAGTATCTGCATTTACTCCTATCTCTGGTATGTAAAAAACATTACCACCTTTTTTTTGTCTTTTAGTATCAAGAGAAAAAGTACAATTAAACATAAGTTTCTTTCTCTTCTTTAATTGATCTAAAGCAGCACTCACAGGTGAGAAAGCTGTGCCAGTTACTCTATATAGAACAGGTAAATTTTCTACACTATGTGCATTACCTTGTGCAGTTTTACCATCTTTAAAAGATAATAAACCATAGACAAGTTTGTAACATCGTATAGTTCTTTGCCTTTCTAGCTCCTCTGGAGTAAGAGTTGACCTTTCTTTAAAAGGTATCTTACCACATCTTGTTCCACCTAATATATCAATAGCCTCTTCTTTCCAGCTTTTGAATATAATAGATCTATTTATGTACTCACCTTTCTCTGCATCGTAGTGCATGTATTGCATAGCACTTATAAATGGTCTTAATGTAACTGGTTTACCAAAAACATTTTGACCTATGTTAGAGTCGTAAGTATAGAAGTGACCAACTGGTAATTGATTACCATCATCATCTTCTGGTGTTCGATTGATTGCTAATCTTGGTATATTACTACCTAAATTAGAACCATCATCTTGTCCGATTGCTTGCATAATTTGCTCATCAGACATTCCTTTTATATTTACTAAGTTATTATCAGACATTTGTCCTCCATTTAGTTGTTGTCTTATACCACATTTTTAGATAAAAGTCAAGGGTTATTTTAAAATATTTCATCTATAAAAAAACCTATTAATAACCATACAATAAAAAAAAACATAATACCTGCTAGCATATTCTAGTCTCTCCATTTATTATTTGTATATCTAAACCATCAGACTGTGCAAAGTATTTCCACTCTGAAAAAAACTCATGGTCATTATCTATATACAATGTAGTTGGTTCTATAATACATTGATCTTTTAGTGCAGTGTATTCTAAGAAAGCAGAGTACTGCTCATCAGAATATTCATCTAATGTTTCAAGTGCTTCTATTTCTTTGGTCATGATACCTCCTTCATATTTAACCAATCATATCCTATTTTAAGTTCTGTGTCAAGTGGAACATTAAAATCAATATTGTAATACTGTTTAAGTGCAGGTATTACATCTGCTGTGCCCTGTTTAAATATTTTACTCATCACATCTTCTTCTCCAGGATAAATATCAGCTACGATAGAATCGTGAACTGTATTTACAAGTAAACTTTTTACCTTTTGTTCTTGCATAAGTTTATATATATTTATACAAGCAAGTGGTACAATATCTGCTGTTGCAAAACCTTGAACAGGATAATTTTTTATTTGTGTGCCATATGTGGATCCACCCCATGGTGTTCTTTCTGCATATGGAAACGCATACTCTCTACCAGTTGGTAATTTAATTCTTTTAAATCTAATAGCTTCACTTTGTAATTGTTCATGCCAAACTTTTATATCTTTATATTTTTCTAAAAATTTAGTATAGTATCTTTTTTCATCTTCCGTGCCAGTTACACCACCATACAAAGGTTTAAATGTATGTGCCTTTGCATCTTGCCTTGATACACCTATGATGTCAGCAGTGTATTGATGAACATCTATTTTATTTTTTATGTCTTCCATACCTTGTTTATCTTGTGAAAGAAATACTGCAGTTCTAAATTCTAATTGTGCAAAGTCTACTTCTAATATCATACCATCTTTAAATCTAGACGTAACAACTTTTCTAATAGGAAATGTTTTACCTCTTGGTTGGTTTTGAAAATTAGGATCACGGCTAGATAGTCTACCAGTTGCAGTGATAGCTTGCATAAATTTAGGATGTAAAAATCCTTTTTCGTTTGTAAAATTTTTTAATCCTTCTACAAAAGTATTTAAATATGTATCAACTGCATTATGCCTAACTATTGCATCAATAAAATTTTTGAACTCACCCTCTGCTTCTGCTGCTATTTTATTTAATGTTATTCTATCTGTTCTAAATCCAGACTCTGCTATATCATATACACTTCTAGGCACTTGTCTAAATCCTGCAATCTTTGCCATAGGTGTATATAAATAACCATCACCATCACAGTCAGGACATTTAGTATAATTTTTATACGGACTACCATCTTTTTTTAATTTTTTTATAACACCTTTACCTTTGCATGTATGGCATTGTTGCGCAACAGTTTTATGTATAACTTCTGTATTATCTGAAACTAGATTCCTAAACTGTTGTCTTGAATATTGTGGTCTTCTTTTATTTTTACCAGTGCTTTTATCTATACCTACATTAAATATTTTAGCCCACTCTTTTTTATCTTTTGGTTTTTTAGAATATATTAACCAAGACAATTGTTCTGGACTAGATAAATTTATTTTTGTATCACCCATTTGTTTATATACTATCTTATCTATCTTTTGTTTTAAGTATGCAAACTCTGCACGATATTCTTTTTCTACACTATGTAATTCTTCTAAGTTAATATTAATTCCATTTCTTTCCATATCAGATAGCACAACTAAAAACTCATTCATCATCTTCAGAGTCATCAATAAACCCTTATTTTTAGCCATTTTTAGATCATTCATCTGTGAATCAAATAGTCTTCTAGTTATGGCAACGTCTATTTTACCATACTCTTCCACTACATCTGCAGGTATATCTTGAAATGGTATACCTCTATCTGTCCATTCTTTTATAGCACTATCTTTAGATCCTATTTTTCTTCTACGACAAGACATCTCAAGTGTTAAACTTTTTCTTATACCTCTATTAAGTATATACTCCCCTAACATAGTATCATAAACTCTACCTGTATATTTAAATCCAGATTCTAATAACCACATTAAATCAAATTTAATATTGTGACCTATAAGTAAAGTTGTTTTATCTAGTATAGATTGTATTTTATGGTAACAACCCTCATCAACTCTTTCACTATGATTTGTAAAATAGTATTCATCATTAATACCTACACTAACTAATATATTATCTGGATGAAAAGGTGATGGGTCATAACCACCCGTATCTGTTTTTTGCCACGATGTTTCTACGTCTACTGTTGTAATCATAGATTCCTTTCTACTTCTGCTATTGTAATAATGTATTCTTTACCTTTATAATTTATTTCAAGATCACGTTCAAATTCCATTGAACTATTAATATGAAAACCTGATCCCACACACTTTAAATTTTTATGTTTATTCATAAACCTTTGAAATATATTACCTATTTCTAATACTCTTGATGGTTTTATTTTAGACTTCATATCTACTTATGCTCCTTCTAATAGTACACACAGGCTCACCATGATAGCCATTTATTTTATTTTTACTTATACATAATGTTCTTATTTTATTTTCTAAATCACTATTAGAGTTTCTACCTATACCAATAATTAAATCAGCTTCAGCAGCTTTACCAGTTTTAGAATTTTCCATTTGATCAAATGAAATACTATTTCTATTGTGCGCATCAGCAGATGCTTGTGATATTGCAATCACTGCACAATCTCTTCTCTTTGCTATCTCTCTTACACTTGTATATATCTGTCTTAACTTTTCGTCTGTTCTTGCATATGTGCCAGTTACATTTATTTTATCTAGCTGGTCTATCACTATTAT